GCGTAGCCGCTAGCATTCCAACGACCGCCAACCATAAGTGTGCGGTCTCCGTCCGCTTGATAATAGTAATCGGCATAATAAGCCGCATTACCGGCTCCCGTGCCACCAGCAACAACTGGTAGCCTTGCGTAAGGGAATAATTTATCATACCCCAACTCTTTTACGTAACCGTCATTTTGTGCGTTAAGATAAGCTACTGCCATAAATGGCGCTGCATAACTACCGCCGACGCTTGCTTTATCATCATAAGCGCTTCGGTCTTCACAAACCCATAATTTGTGATTAACAACTTTAGCGCCGTCAATGAAAGTATAAATATTGCCGTATGGGTTTTCATAACCACGATAAACAATTGGATATTGTCCATTATTAGCAGTAAATGCACCACTGCTTGCAACAACGTTATCTGTTTTACCAGAAACCCACGCACGAGCAGAAATAACGTTGCCTTCTGTAACATCAAAAGGTTCACCACTTAAAACGATTGTGGCTTCGCCTACATTTGGAGTGTCATTTAAAATACTAATTACATCTCTTTGACTTGCTACACTTGAATTAGAATTGGCTGTCCCAATTGAAACCTTTTGTCCTACAACAAAATTATTCGCTTTGGAATTAGCGATTATAATGCTATTAGTATCTTCTTCAGTTACTAAAGCAACATCATTATTTGAATAAGATAATTCAGAAACGCCCTTCAATACATTTTGACAATGTCTTGTTGCAAATTCAATTTCGAACGGCACGACAATATGATAGTGATATTCTGCCAAGTCTGTAATACCCCAACGACTATTGGTATTGTCTCCATCGCCGTCATTTTTACGTGCGGCTTTTCTCGCATTCCCCCTTGAAACACTTACTAATGGATAAACATTAGGAACTGAGCGCATTTTACCACTTTCATCTTGACTTGCTTCGTATTTGCCTAAATAAGCAAAATTGATTTCTTTTCCATTGTCGTCAATAAAAATACGCGGTCTGATATAACCGGCTAGCTTTCTTTCACACACCCAAGAATACTCATAATCTACATCACCTTCTTTAGTGAATTCTAATTTGTGAAAATAGAGTTCTCTTTCAATCATTACATTACCGTTAATGACTTTGGGTCTGGTATTGAAAATAGCAATGTTATCAAAACTATTAGCAACAACTTGTTCGTCAATACCAACATTAGCAACTAAATTAGTCGCTGCACCAACGAACAATTCTCCGTTAACTCTTTTAACTCTTTCGCCAACTGGACTTGCTTGTCCTACAACCCAACGCACACCATACTCGATGACGTCGGTTTCAAAAGCCATTAAATTTTTAACTTTGACTTGTTTGATTTTATCTTCGCTCGTATCATAAACGGGGATAATATCATTTTCAATAACAGCATGATGTTCATCGTAATTAGTAAGGTCTTCATCAATTTTTTCGCCTTCTAAACGTTTAAGTTCGGTATCAACATCGGTGTCTTCAAATACGATATTCTCGGCTTTTTGTTGTTCCATTTTCACGCCATAGACTTTGATGTAAGAACCTTCGTCATGACCATCATTAAGAAACTCTAAATAACTCCTATCGGGCAAGGTTTCTTTATGAGGCACTAAAATCCCGTTCGTTCCAGCAGTGCCACAAAAAATATTATCTACATCAATTATGCCTTTTGTATAAATTGGTTTACTATCGAGTAAAACACCATCTATACTATAAAAACTAACTATCAAAAAATCGTAAACTTCAATTTCATCATAATAAATCTTGTCTTCGTGATTAAATTGTCCTAACTCGCTACTTTCCCAACCATAGATTGCTTTTAATTGGTCTAAAAGGTTATCGACTTCTTCTTTGGTATAGCGTGCATTGAAAGCATCATCGATTGTTTGTTTTGTATGAAAATCAAGGCCAAAACCCACTTTGTCCGCAATTTTAGCTCGTAATACTTCAACAATACCATTAACAATATTGATAAATGTTCCGTCACCTTTAATAATTCCGTATTCTGTGTTACTGCCTTTTTCAATTGTCCATGCACCGTTATCAACCCAATCGCCTAAATCGTTATTAAACTCCCATTCATGAACGTTTTCGCCAACAACTTCTTTGGTATAAATTAAATCGTTTGCCATTGGACTATAGCCGCCCTCATATTTGTTATGTAAAAAATTGTTAATATAACCCGATATGTTTGCTTGAAGTAGTAATTGACTTTGAGTAAGATCAATAGCGCCATAAGACCGCCCTTTTGCGTCTAAACGGGCTATTTCTTTTTGTAATGCTTCAATTAACTGACGTATATATAAATGCGCCTCGTTATCGGTATCATGAACTCCTATTAAACTATCAATTGCACTGTTTAAATTATTTAATTTAACTTTATCACTTGCACTCATTAACCCCGCAGCACTTGGTGTCGCACTATCAATCGTATATGTAACGCTCGATAGATTAGGTGTCGCTTGTGTTCTATCTTGTTTCGGTGTATAAATTCTTATCGTAAGTTTTTTATCCGTTGGTGAAGTAGATGCTCCTATGCCAATTTTACTTGCATATGAATCATCAATAACATTTCCTTCTTGATCGTGTTTTGTTTTATTTACAATAGTTGCGCCGCTTAATAGGTTAGTAACTAAATCAGTCGCCGTTTGAATGATATTGCTTGTCTTGTTCAATTGCAACAAAACGATTTACATGTGTAACATTAGTCGTTTCTTCAAGCGCTGAAGCACGAAGTTGTAAGGCCTCTATTTCATTAAGGATATCGTCAATATCGTTGGTGATTCGATTTACTTCTTCGTTCGTTTGGTCTTGCGTTTGTTGCAACCATTTAAAAATGACTTGTAATGGCTCATGTAACGTGCGGAGTATTCTTTCGGCACTCCAACCTTGTTCACTTGGGTTTTTTGGCAAAACAGCAGCCGACTTAGCCATTAAATAATCTTTTTCTTTGTTTCCCAAGATTGTAATTTTATTAAATTTACTCATGGTCGTTTTCCTCTCTTTCCACAGTATCGTGTTCTTCTAGTGATTCTTCGCTAATATATTTTTCATCATGCGTAATAACGGATATTTCTTGGGCAATTATTTCTTCCTCGTTTAGGGGAATAAAAATTTTGCTTTCATAAGCATTTTTAAATAATTTTAAAACGATCACTTTATTTGTTATTTGTAAAGACTTTAATTTAACGTCTTGAACAGCACTTAACCAACCACTTAAGAACGAAGTAAGAAGCGCAGAAATACGCATAACTAGATTTACCCATGCTTGAATATCGTCGCCACTCATAAAGTCTTTAACGGTCAAGAAACCTAAGACAATCGCAATAAGAAGAGACATTGCTAGTTTAATGCCTCTATTAGTCCATTTATTAAACTTAATTAAGTCGTCTAAGTGTTTTCCTTGTTCTAAGACGGACTTGCTATTACTTCTACCATGAGCGCTTAAATAATAACTTGGGTTGCTTGCGTCAAGTTTAATGTGTCCTAACAAGACTTTTCTAATTGCTTCTTCTTGTTCAACGTTAATGCGACCAATGCGAATAGTTTCGCCGGTTTCTTCATCTATTTTTTCAATAGGTTTTAGAAGTAATAATTCAACATCAATAATCGAACAATATTTAATGATTTTCTTTGCGTTTGTTTGTGTAATGTTATTCATTATTAGATAGTTAACTTTTTTATCGAATAATTCTTGCACTGAAAACCAACCAAAAAATTGCATAAAATACATTAAAAGACCTTCAAGCGCTAAAATGATTTTTTCAAATTCAGAAAGTGCGTTTTGATATAAGCCACCTATGCGTTCTTTTTGTGTGTCTTCGCCTACGCTTTCTCCCATAAATAAGCCAAAAACAATAATACCTAAAATAATTAAAGTGTTACCAAGCCAAGATCTAAAATCAAACTCTTCATTAAAGCCGATATTTGTAATTGTCATTACAACAATTAAAATTAGACCCCAAGCAAGCGTAAAGCCTTTTATTACTTTTTTCTTATCTAATTTACTAAACCAATTATCTTTCATCATTCACCGTCTCCTAATCTTTGGCGTTTCATTTCTAGTAACATCATTATTAAAATAACACCACCAACAAGTAACAAAATTAACATGGTTGTCGCGTATGGACTATATAACCAATCAATAATAGACCAACCAGTTATATAAAAGCCTACAAGTAAAATAATCAAGCCACTAAATAGGAAAAAGCCACCAGTGACTAACCACTTCCATTTCTTTTTTAAAAATTCTTTAAACTTTTTCTTTCTCATTCTATCGGTTGCCTTTCTGCCTCTTCGGCTTTGTGTGCTTTAATACGTATATTTTCTTTTTTATATTCGAGCATATAAAAATGTTGATTATCGGCAAATAGTTCAAAAATGAAACCGGCCGCTTGTCCGCCGAACGCTACACCTAAAATTAAAGTTAAGTCTTTTAAGATAGTTTGAAAAAGAAATGCGATAGCAAACGCTACACCCCAACCAATAACGCGGGAAAGTGAAGTTGAATGTAATTTACCGTCTTCGCCCTTTTCTTTGCTTTCACGGAAAATTGTAATAGCAGCAACGACAAGAAGTAAAACTGCACCAACAGTCATTTTTTTACTTGTAGTGGGTTCAACCTCCACAAAATACTCATTAAACTTTACAATGAAAACAATAAGAAATGGCGCAAAAATACTTGCCCACCGGCCAATTTTAAGTCCCCAAAAGGTATTGCGGTGAAATTTATATGGATCGCGTTCTTTTAACTTGACTTTATTGCGCCGTGCCATTTTACTTTGCTCCTTTGATTATTTTAATAACTGCTTCACTAATGCCTTTTTGCACTAAGTCTGGGTCGCTAGCTAATAACTCTTGAACGGCGATAATCGTGTTTAGTTTTGTATCAAATTGACTAAAAGATTCAAGTTTTTTACTTGCGTCCTCATACTTTTGAACATTGATTTTAGTTATTTCGGTTAATTCTTTAATTGTTACGCGATATTGTTCTTTCTCGGCTTCGTGCATTTTGTCTTGTTCTTCACGCTGCAATCGTAACAATTTATTTTCTTTCGCAAGTTCTTCTAATTTTTTACCAGTATTAACAGTAACGATTCTTGCCTCTTTGTTAGTTTTAGTATTTTTCAATATGATAAAAACCGCCGCAGCAATGTTTACAAGGCCACCAACAATTGCACCTAGTGAAATACCAAAAAGATATTGATCGCGAATGTGTTGGTCGTAGTAATCTTCCAATACATCTGGAATACCATTATCGTTAGCGTCAATTAACATTGGGTCGCTTGTTTCTTCCTCTTCTTCGATAACTTCTCCGCTAATTTCATCTTCTGCGTATAGTGCTTGCGGACTTACGCGAAAGCTTAGCAATAAAGCACCACCAAACAGAAGTAATGTTGTTAAGATTAGAATGCCTTTCCATTTTTTCATAATTTGTGTTCTCCTTTTTCCTTAATTGTTTCCTACCGAAGCAAACGGTATTGTATATATAATTTGCATACTGCTTAACACCGCATTGTCCGCGTCGTTATTTCTAAAACCAAAGGAAATAAACGGAACATTGAGTGGGCGATAAAATGTGTATTTATGGGGTATTACATACTTGTCAAAGTTAATATTGGCGACATTAAAGTTTTCAAGGTTTAAACCATAGTCGCGTCGGTTGAAATCAACTATCGTTGCCATTTCTTCTAAATGAGTATCATTTGTTGCTTGGCAAATTTCGATAGAACTTTTAATTTGTGTATCATTTGTTAATGTCCAACCCCAAATTGTTTTATTGTGCATTAAATCGCCCATTGTGTGCGGTGAAGTAATATAATATGCTTTAACATTTCTATATTTAAAAATTTCCGCTTTAAAATTCTTTGTCATGCTTTGTGCAGCATAACGCACAATGTTCAATACTTGATTGCGATTATCACGAAGTTTAAAACGAGCAAGGCCATAATGAATATCAACAATTGTGTAAGTTTCTTCCATGCGTTCAACAAGCGCCGCACGACTTAACGTTTGTAAACTTAATTCTTCGCCACTTTCAGCGTCAACAAGTTTAAACAATAAACCTTTGCCCATATGGAATTCGTCAAGTAATTCAAGGCGATATGCTTTGCCATACACCTTTAATGGTGAATTGGGGTTTGTGTCTACAATTTCGTTTTCTTCTTCGCGACGGTTTAAATAATAAATACGTTCAGTTGATAATTGTTGAATAAGAGCGTGATATATTTCATTATCCATTTGTGAATCTACATAACCGCAAACTTCAAAAGCATTTAAAGTCTTGTCAATATAAATATCAAACGTCCCAGTTTTAGTATTGTTAATTGTTGCTATTTGATTATACATGTAACTGTTATAATCGCTTTCTTTAGAAACAATTTTGAAGAAATAGTCACTACCGTCGACAAGTTGGTTAATAATAGTATCCGAAACTTGAATTTGGTCGTCGAACTCTTGTCCACTAACAAGTGGAACGGCCGCGCCTTCGGCCAAGAATATTTTTGATATGTCTTGGAAGCCTTCGGTCTCTAATTTGACAAACTTTCCTTCGCTTGTGCCAAAGTATAATTCTTCGTCTAAATCAACAAAAACCTCAACGTTAGGAACGTTAACCTTCCACCATTCATATTGCCTTGTTTCTTCATTAAAAGCCTCGAAATGCGAAACCATAATAAAGTCTTTTGTTATTAAATATAAATACTTATGATTTGTATATAACCAGGCTTCTTTTAAATTAAGTGTTTTTAATAATGGGTTAATAAAATATGAGCGGCTATTTGCATAGCGTTGTGTGTCACCTAAAATACCTTCAATATCTAAACCGTCTAATTGTCTATCGCTTGATAAAAAGAGCGTATCGCCATTAAAGTTAATGATCGCTTTATTTGAAAGAGCGCCAACGCCAATATTGCCAACTACAAGCGGATAACTTTCTTCATATAGGGAACGTCCACTAAAGTCTGTTAAAGCATTACCACTTGCGTCTAATGCTTGAATTAAACCACTTGTGCGATAGTAAATAGTAGGTTCTTTGTCACTTTTTGATTTTAAAACAACCATTTTATCGTTTGTGACTATGTCATAACCAACGATTTTATTGTCGGTTTGTCCATAAAAACAATAAGATAAGTCGTCAAAATATGAGAAATCGCCGTTTTCATCACTAAAATCACCTTCGATTTTCGTAGTGTTAATTGCGCCGCTATGCCAATCGCAATTCGGCAAGTTGGGGTTTCCACTTAAAAACAATCTATTTTTTGAATTATTATTACCAAAAAGTTGTCCGAAAGTGCATTTGTTAATATGGTCGGCTTGTCCTTCAACATAGCATGGGAAAGTGATTTTGATATTGCTATAACCACTAACTGGCGGCACATAGTCCTCAAAAAAGACAACGCGTCCATTACTTGAAGTATCATTTACGTTATCAATATAACCGTAAACTTTAATATCAGTAAGTGAAACATCTTCACGCAGTTTGCGTTCACCGTTAATAACACTTGTATTTTCATCATCGACAATTAAATATTTGTTAATAAGTTTTTCTTCGCTTATTTCGCTTGGGGTATATTCACTAGCAAAAACAACTCTTAAAATATGTTTGTTAATATCGGTCGCAATTACTTTACGGAAGCCAACGTTAATTGTATATTCAAGCGACGCACGTTCATTCGTGGCAGTGGTTATTCTCACGGTTAAAGCTTCATTAGTTCGAATAAACTTTGTGCCTTTAATTGGGAAAATGTTAATTGCACTAAAACCACTCGCAAGTCGTATTTTCTTTTTCTTTTGAACGGTAGTTTCTATATCATTAACAATCTCTTTTTTATTGTAATAAATATAAACTTCGCTATCGTCTAATTCTGGATCAAGAAAAGTATCGCCAACGCTATATGAATTCATTAGTTTAGCAATTGAAATACCAGTTATATCAGTAATTTCAAATACACTAACAAAAATTGAAGTAGAGTTGTTAGTAAGATCAAGATTATCAAAGTAGTTTAAAACTTTAATTTCTAATTCAAGTGATTTTTCTACTTCACCTTCCATATCAACGACAACAACGTCTGAACCGTCAAAAGCAAAACCGCTTGCAACATCAGAGTTCTCAATGGTGTATTTACCTTTCCCAGTTAGTCCGCTTTGATCGTAAGAACATTGTTCGACAAATTCCGCGCCTTGATATTTAGTAATAACAACAACATTAGAGGCGACATCTATAGTATCGGTATCATTGCTGTATGAAGTATTTAAAGTGCTAGTATCAACTTCGATTTTGTCAATGCTTGGTTTTACAAAAGTAATATCGTTAATATCGAGCGCATATTCATTACCGTTAATAATTATAACTGGAATGGTATCGGCTAAAATAACTGTTGTTTGTTTAAAAACAAACGCTTCAAAGTTGGTTACTTCAATACCCGATATATAAGTAACTTTAATATCGAAGAGGCTACGCAATGTATTAAAGCGATTGCCTAAAGTAAATGAAATAGGGGCGTTTAATGAAACCGTGTCGATTTCGTCTTCAATAAACGAAATTGTATAACTACTTGATAAATCATAATCTTTATGTTTGAAATAAATACGATTGCCGTCAAATGAGCGAATAAAACTCTCTGGGTTTATAAGCGTAGTTAAACCGCTATTGCGATAAAAAATTAAATCAACCATGGGATCAACTACTTCAGTATGATTATCTTCTTCTGTATGATCGTTAAAAATAAGTAAAAACGTTAGGTCTGTAGGATATTTAAAAACATCCTTATCATTATCATAATAAACTGTTGTGGCACCCGTTCCGGAGACAACAATTTGTGTTGGTCTAATAAGTTCACATGTAATTTGAAAAGCGTTTGTAAGCGTTAATGTTCTACCTTCATAAACTGCACTTGCTGCAATCGTAATAACTTGTGTATTAAGTGTGAAGTTAGGAGTATTATGTGACAAATTCAAAACCGAAGTAACATTTTTCGTTTCCGTCACTAAACTTGCACCGCTATTGTTATAGTATGTAACGCTTGCAGTAGCTAGGTTTAAATCGCTAAAACCGTTGAATGAATCGTCAATATAAACGAATTTGCTAATTGCAGCACTATTAACAACAAGATTGGCGGCGTAAGACATTTTTATTTTATGTGCGATATTATGCACACCAAAAGTGCTGTTAAGTGTTAATTCACTTGTTGTTAAACTTACTGACGCTCCACCGATAAGTTTGCCATATCGACTATCTTTAGAAGTAATATAACCACTAAAGTCGGCATAAAGAATTTCACTAATCTTTACACCATAAATATTAAAACATTCAATTTTTGTTCCAAGCGCTGTGCTACCGAAATCAACAACTTCACCAAAAAGAAAGTGTGTTTTAGCGTTAACAAGCACCATGCTTGAAATATCTTGTGCTTCGGCAACGTCACAATTAAAGGTTGGATATAACGCTCCAAAATGTTGCGTTGGCAAAGTATAGGTCATTGTAAAGGTTGCGCCATGACTTACAAGAATAGTAAGCGGCAAATTACCTAACGAAGTTGTAACAGAGGGGTTAGATGTATAACTAATATCATCTAAACCAATTGTTGTGCCGTCTGAATAAGTTAAAAAACCATTATAAATAGGATTAAAATTGGCTATTGTATCACCAAGATTATATGTTTTTTTATAGGTTACATTAGCAAATTTTGCATTACCAGAAGCGAGTTTAATAATATTATCTGTTACGACATGACCAATTATTATATTGCTACTATCTACTTCATAGTTAAAAGTTAATGACGAATCGCTTTCACTAATAATTGTTTTAGACATGCGCGACAGTTCTAAACCGCGGTCTTCAGTAAAAGTTAAGGTCTTATATTCATTGGAGACCGTGTATTTAATATCAAAAGCACTTAAAAAATCATTTGCGACCGTAATACCGCTATAAATTTTAAAATCATTTAATCTTTGATTTAACCAATAAACTTTATTATCCCAAGGAGAAATGTAAAGTTCCCAAGAAACAGTTGTGTTTGAAAACTTAACTGAAATTGTTTGATAACTTCCCGCGTGTGTATAATTAAAATAACCGATTGTTGGGTATACAAGAATTTGTGTTGCGACTTCGCGAATTTTCTCCCAACCCGTATAAGGGACATTGGCCATGTCGCCATTATAAACAAATTCTTTTGAAGAATATGTTGTGAAATCAGTTCTAGCCCTTACTTGAATTCCGTCTAAATCAAGTGGTTCATAAGGTTTAAATGTTGTTTTTGTTGGTTCTGATTTGGTTACTTCAGAAAATACCCTATAAAGTTGATCTCTTTCGGTATAATAAGCGTAATAATAATAATAATTTTTGTATTCTACCCAAATATAACCACGTAATTGCCATTTGTTTGGGTCAGTATAAATTAAAGGGATAGACGCACCGTTTGGAGCATAAATCGAATATTCGTTCGCGCCCGAACTGACATGACCGCTTGCATAAGCGTAAATTGCACCATATCTCAATTCCTCGTCGCTTAAACCACTTAAAGACCACAACTCGTAACTTTCTCCAAAAATTGTGATTGTGCCTTTATTAGTTTTTTGTAAACCGGACGTATATGCCCACACACCTTGCCAACCATTATTATTAAAAGCCGCCTTGCTAAAAGGCGTTTGGCCAGCGCTTGAACCAAAAGGTTGTGGAACTACACCATTAACAAAGCCGGGGTTTATCATATTAAATAGTTCCCCCTTCTTCTAATACAATTAGAATGTCCGCTAAATCTTGTTTTGTTTCACTAACAATAGGAGCGTCCAAAATGTATTCAAAGTTTTTACTTGTAACAATCGCATTATCAACTTTTTGTGTTCCACTTAAAAGTTCGTTTTTTCTTAATTTAGATAACATATTTACTTTGTCTAAACTCGCTCTATTAGCAAATGCACTACCTTCGTAAGTAATTGAAATTGTCGTTGTTGGAACATAAGTATTAACGCCATTTTCAACGGGCGATAATAAAGGGGCGCCGTCTAAAAAGCGTAAACACATGTATTTGTTGCCGCCAAGAAAGTAAAGCTTGTTAGCGCCAACAAACGCACTTGACTTATAATCAAGAAATTCATACGCATAGACGTAAGTGTTGCCTTCGAAAATGACTATATTAGTGCCAAAGCGAATAGGTGAAATTGACATATTATGTTGGCCAATATTTTTAATTTCATAAAGTAATTTACCAATATGAGCAACTAAATGTTCTTTTTTATCTTCACCGACAAAAGACCAAATACCATTAAAATTAGTTGTATTTTCGCTATAAACATCCGTTTCTAGTATGCCTTTTACAAAATCAACCGGAATATAGTGTGTATTTTCAACATGGAAGAGTTCTTCTATACCGCGTCTTTTTTGAATAACGCCGTCTTTATAAATAAAGTTTAAAATGTCAATAGCGCGGTTTTGACTAACTTTAAAACGTTGCGTGGCATAATCAACGCCACTAAAGTTTGTAATCGCCGTTATACGACGATTTTTTGTGGCTATGCTAAGTGGTTTGAAAGCCATTAAAAAAGTCCTCCATGACTATTTTTGATTTTATTAGAGTGAAAAGAAGTTGTTGCGCGACTTAAACTTTGAAAATATTGTTCAGCGCGGTTGTTATGATTGTTTGAAATATCTGGAGCAATTGTTTCTAATAACTGTGCTTTTGTAAATTCTTTAATATAATCACACATAATATCGCTAATGCCATATTCTTGTTCTAAATCAATATTGGTATCAACCACAACTAATTCGTTCGCACGATCAAGTTCGATTTCTCTAATATCTTTTTCTGAAAAACGCGGAATTCTAATTTTATATTCAACAAGAATTTCACGCGGATATGACGGTGCTAAAATTAAAATGTTTTTGCCTTGGTTTAAATTGCGATAAGCAAGTCTTTTATAACTACCACTTACAAGTTCAACCACATTGACAACCACGCCAAGTGCAAAGTCAAAGTAATCACTACCTATTTTCATTTTTTTTGTAGCGTATGGTATTTTATCGTAAGTTTGTAGTCTCGCAATTGCTAAATTAACGGCGCTAAAAACGCCCGCATATTGGAGTGCATAATCTTTGGTGTTTGAAAATGAATCGTTAATAAAGCTCTCATAATCCATATTGGAATTCGCAATCACAATGCTATCTTTTACGCATTCATAAATTAACTCTGATAATTTCATAATTTCTCCTTTGCGGGCGTTTTGTGGCTTTGATTAGTTTACTAATTCAAACGATTCGATGTCGCCGGCTCTTTTTGCACTTTCTGCAACCCAAAGCGGAACCGTTGTTAACTTACCAATTTTAACGCGAACTGTAACTCCGTCTTTTTGGTAAACTTTGACTTGTTCAAGATCTTTGTTAAGTGGGTCAACACCGATTTGAATTTGTGCTCTTTTTTCTGTTGGTTGTTTTGCCATTTATACCTCACGTTTCTACCGGTTTTTAAAGGGAAACCGGCAAACCTATAACGAAAACTAAATTCTAACTGCCAGCTAAAGTTAGTGGGACAACAAGCGTTGCGTCATGAGTGGACGCTCTGAAGTAACCAGTTACAGTTGTGTAAAGATTTAAAGCAACACTGTAGTAGTATTTCACGCCAGCGGTGAGGATATAGGAACCATCACTTTCGGCAGAAACTTCTGTTCCACTTGAGTTTTTGACTTTAACCACAATAGTTGAACCAGCTAGTGCCTCCCCGTCAAGAGCTTTTGTAACGCTAATAATAAGTGAACTTTCTCCGGAACTAGAAACATAATTGGTGCGTTCAGACATTGATAATTCGCTGCCAGCAATTGTCGAGATTGTGATTTCACAATTAAGAATGCAAAGGTCATCATTAACAACAGCAGCTAAACCGTCAGCGTTCATAGCAACAGAACCAATTTGACGGTTGTCGTCAGCGGTAATATTTCCGTCTTCGTCGGTAAGAACACCAGACCCTAATGGGTTGTTATAAACATCAATGTCACCTAATTGATGAACAGTGATTGGTGAGTAACCTTGATAAGTGCGTCCCATAAATGAAACGTTATGTTTTCCGCCAGCTAAATGGAAAACGTCACTTGGAACTTCAACAATAAGGAAACCCTTTTTTCTACCGACAATGCCACGAGCTAATTCTTCTTTAGTTACTTCGTCAAGCGAAGTTCCTAAATCTGTTAGTTCGTCTTGAAGTTGTTCGATAACTTCTGCCGTAGCAAGCATTAAGAAATGCCCTTTTTCCCATTTTTTCGCCTTATTCTTAGTTAAAATAATATGGGCGTTGCGCATAGTTTTAATAATACTTGTGTCATAAGAGACTGACGCACGAGAACTAATAAAGGGTTTTCCTTTAATATAGTCCATTTTTTGCGCAAAAATGTAGGAGAGAGTTTCGCCGGCGTCACGCACGACATCGTCGATATTATACTGAACTGCTTCACGAGTATAAGCGACTTTATCGCCGTAATTTTCAACCGAAACTTGGAATGTCGCATATCCGATTTTGGACGGACGGGGTGCGACACCTTCAGTTAACGGTTCAATGTCGGCTGGGTTGACCTTTGGATAAATAAGGCGGCGATAAGACATCGTCCTCGCTCCTTTTTTCCATGGGACTTTATGAGCAAACTTTGCAAAAAATTCATCATGCGCTGCTTGCAAAAGAACCTTCTTTTTAATTTCAATAACTTGTTGGTCAGTCAAGTCACCGTGTTTGTTTGGCGTAATAGTGGCCATTATGAGTTCCTCTTTCTAAGGCTATGGGTAATATTTTTCGTTATACGCTTTTAAGAACTCGTCGCCGTCAAGCTCGTGTAACTCCTTTTTAGGGGGTTTAAGAGTTTGTTTATTACTTGAGTTTGGTATTATGCCTTTATTTTTACCGTCTTCTCCGCTTTCGTCCGGATATTCCGTTTTAAAACGAGTATAAAGTTTTGTAAAATTTCCCGGCTCTATCAAATCACCAAATAACGCCACGAATTTTTTGTCATTTTTCATAACATCTGCTGTTTCAATACCAAATTTCTTTTTGAATTCAATTTGATCTTGTTTGACTTTTTCCTCCATGGCTTTACGCGCTTGTTCTTCTTCGCGCACTTTTTCCGCACGCTTCCGCATATGTTCTCTTTGAACTTTAACCGCGTCACGCAACGGTTCTTCGGAGCCGCTTGCAACTGCATTATCATACGCACGTGCAAGAAGTAAATCATCTTCCGTTTCAATAGCGTCGAGGCCTATGCTTGCTAATGTTGCTTTGGAGATGTTTTCCTTTTTTGCGTCAAAGCTTGCCTTTACAGCTTCTTCTTCCAACTCCTTATTTTTCTTTTCGAGTTCCGCATTTTTGCGTCTTAATTCGGCAAATCTTGCGTTTTCCTCGCGAGACTGTTTCTTCTTCTCCGCTTCTTGTTCCTCATCCGGATTTTTACCCTTCTCTGGGTCATCGACGGAATTTGGATCATCTTTTTTGGGGTCTTCCGTAACATCCTCGTTAGTTAGGTCTTTTTTTTCATCATTGATGATTTCTTCAACCTTTTTTTTGTCGTCTTCCATTTTTTGCTCCTTTCGCACTGGATAGAAGTTCCAGAGTTACCATTTTCACCATGGTTGGGAATTCTATTTTCGGCTTGCGCCCGCTATAGTTAGCGATTTATATTCGACCCGTAGGGCGACATAACTATTTATGGGTTGGTATCAAACTTACCTCCGCTAATACCTTTGGCGTTTTGTGCCTTGACTTCACTTTCACTCATAATTTGCCCGCTACCTTGAGCAAAGGCTTCAACGGCTGCTTTGTTAAGTTCCATTTGTTGTTTCATTGCTTTTTCGCGTGCTTGGTCACGAGTTTTAAGTAAACTAACATTGTTTTCCATACTCTTAATGTTGTTCATAAGGGTTTGAATAATTTTTTGAAGTTCAGCAATTTCTTGGTTTTTAATTTGAAGTTGACTATTTTCAAGCACTTCAAACGATTTCATTAAACGTTGTTTAGTTTTAGTGCTAAATGCTGGGTCATTCATAACCCAAAGTTTAATTTTATCGACGTCAATATTTCCGCTTGCAATATATTGGAATACTTCTTTATAGTGTTGACTTTCGCTAATTTCGGAACCAGCAATACCTTGTTCGACATCAACGATAACGTTAAAGTCATTGTCAAAATATGAGTTATCAATATCTTTTGAAACGTTTTGGCGTGTTTCTGGTAAAACCGTGGTGGGTTCAACTCCTTCGACCTTGTCGGCGGTAATCATATTTTGTGCCATTAGGCGATAATTTTCGTTTGCTTCAACGTCACTATTTGACATACGCGTGAAATATTTTGCCTTATCAATATAATGTTTAAAATAAAGCAAGTCTGTGCGTGCATTTTCTTTGATATATTTCCAAAGTCTTTTTTGTGGTTGTTGAAGTGTTAAATTAGCTTGTTGAACTAATTGTTGATAAGCGTATCCGCTTAAATCTTTAGAGGCATTGCTAATTAAGTCGTCAAAACCGTTAATGTTGCGTGTTAAGCCAATAATTTTTTGTCCAATTTCAATTAGATTCGAATTCACCGCGTCGCCACTACTCAATCTTGTTATTCCCCATTGGACACCAGATGTGACCGGCGTGTAGTCAATAAGTATTTGATTTGGTGAATTATCATATTCTTGACCGCGCAACGCCTCTTCTTTGGCAAGAATTTTCGGCATAGCGTGACTTTGCATAATTAAGATTATGAGTAAAAATGTATAGTTAATAATTTTTTGATTAGCAATTATTTGTGACGCACCACTTTCACCTAAAATGGAACCAACAATTGGATATGGTCTAAAAATAGATACTGGATAACGCCAAAACTTTGATTTTTCTTTCGCGTGTTCGGCAGCGCTTGTTTTTTCCGCTCTTGTAAAAAGTAAATATTTCGCGCCGTCAGTCGCATAGTCAATAACTTTTTTATTAACGTCTTCTTCGTCGTTTTGCATCCGCTTTTCTAAATCTTGTTTAAGTTTCTTCATAATCGCTTGATTTGTTTTTGGGTTAAGTGAATGTGGGACTTCGTATAAATCAACATATTTTGTTGCTAATTCAAAGAAAACTTCGCCATCCACACGGAAGAAACGCACATATACGTTTGCAACTTCATTATCAATATCGTTACGGACTTTTGTTTGATCGGTTTCGCTTAAATTATAAAATTCATCCGGAATAATAAATTCTTCTTTTTCTTCGTCGGTTAAATGATCTTCGCAAAGTTCTTTAATCGACTTAATATCCATTGGGAAGAAATAACCCCAATATTGTTGATCTTGTTCGTCTTCGCAATATGGGTTTTCCCAAAAAGTATTTTCGAATAATAAAACTTGTCGTTTTAAAAAGCCACGATATAAACTAGCCGTGCCTAAAGTATCATTATCAAAACTTGTAATTGCGACCGCTACACCGTCGATAATTCCTTGTTTTGCAATTTGTTGTGTAATATATGAATCGTTGATTTCTTTCATTTGATAATCATAAAAATTATCAATTTCGCGTAAACTTTCGTCTGCCATGTCGGCAATAAAACCCACACTATGCTTGGTTTCAAGTAATTTAGCGGTTACTTTTTCTACATATTCGCGTGTAATATTGAAAGTTGGCTTAGGTTCGCCATCTAATAATTGGAAAGTATATTGTCGTCCGCCAACAAAATTACGGACTTCACTTAAAAAGGCGCTTAAATTCGATTTGACAAAAAAATTATCGTGGTAGCGTTTATAGCACCGATAAGCGGCTGTTTCGAGTGAAAATTTTTCTTTATTTGACATAAGGGTTTAGCACCGGACTTTCTTTATTAAAATCACTAACTGCACTTGCAGAGGGAATTTCATCTAACGTCGGACGACGTGTCACACGTTCAATTTGTTTTTCGAGTTCTTTTTGCACTAAAATAATGCGATTTGCTTTACTTATAAGTTCGGGGTATCCCTTAATAAGGGCTACCGCGTTCATTAAGTCTTCTTCGCTAACACCTAATAATTCAAAAAACTCAATAAAATGTTGATAACGTTCAAGTTGAGCGGGGGTCATTTTTCTAATTTTTTCTAAAATTTCTTTTGTCATTTAAAATCTAATACCTACTACCCTTTCTAATTTATTCGGCCGGGGTTCATTTCTTCTGCGGTTTAAACCCTCGACATAAGCACTTGCCGCGTCAATATCTTTAAATTTTTTATCAATAATCGGGTGGTCTTCAGTTAACAAAGCCGTTTGTTGCTCGCGCACGAGATAGAAACCGGCTAACGACATAACTAAATCGTCTTTATTTCCGCTAGTTGCTTCAACTTTAGAAGTCGTTTTTCCTAAAGCGGTCGTGCGCTCAATACGTTGAAAACTTTCTATTTGCGAAAGCGTTTCATAGTCGTTAATCATGCGCGGGTTTTCTCTAAAAGCGATTTTAAGGCTTTCAATCATAAACGGGCGGTTAGCTTTCGTAATTAAATGGCCGAATTTTTTACTAATTCCTTGGCGGAAATCTTCAAAAACTTGTTTTTGGTTAACGTAAAGACGTGGATAACTAAGTTTAATAAGGTAGTCCATAACGGCTTTTCCAACGTTCATTTCATTAGAAAGTAACGCCGTGTTATACATTTTGCCGAGTAAATAAAATTGATAAGCGATTTTATCGTGATCCATTTCGTTTGTATACATGACCGCGACTTGTTCGCCAGTGTGATTATCGACAATTTGAATTGCTGCGTCGTCAGTTCCGCCGTTATTAGGGTCACAAATACCGACGTAAGGGTGGTTATAAATTGGTTTTTTATAAATTTTGATCGCGCCGTTGCGCATTTCGCGGAATTCATCGTTTTTTAATTCAATGCGCGAACCGTCCGCGCTAAATCTTGCTACGTAAGTAAAAATTCCCATTTGCGCAACGCCAAGTAATTGTTCTTTTAAAACTTCATCTTTACGACGAGCGATAAGTTCCGCGCCGAAAATGCAATTTCCACTTTGGAGAAAAGCGTCGGTTGGACTAAACGGATATTCTTGTAATGTCATCCCACGATCGCCCTTATCTTGATATTTATTCCAATACCACATAAGTTGCGCTTTTGATAATTTCGAATGCGCATTGATTTTTTCATAAAACCATTCTTCAAAAAGCGGCAATTCTTTGTCCGGGTTCTTCTCATAAGTCATGTCGATATATTCCGGATTCGTAAACCAAGGAACAAAAAATGCATTATATGCTGTTTTTCCGACAACGTCTTTGTCCCAACGCTCTTTATATTCGTTAAAACCGTTCGCCGTGGTTTCAATAAAAATCATTGAATTGAGGTTATTTGAAGAAACTGTTTCAAGTAAACCATTCATCGTTACTTTCAAATTCATAAAAAACGCCGCTTCTGACAAGTGCAGTAATTGATATGTTCCCGAACGTCCACTACTTTCACCGGCGACAACGACTTCAATAATTGAATTTCCCGCCGCAGTTTCCAAAAACGCTTGTCCGCGTCTCGCTTTTAGCGTGGGTTTATAAGAATAGGGGTGCAACGCCCCCTTGTTTTCGCGAGCATATTTTTCAATTTCCGCACGATTTGGGTTATTATCGTCCAAGTGATCATAAAAAAATTCATATTTTTTAAAAATATTTTGAGCGTGATCCTTAATATCCGCAACAACACCGACGCTCATATTCGGGGTAAACATGCCGATAACAAAAAAAATGCCCGCAATTAAGGTCGAAAACCCTATTTGCCGACTTTTTAAGACATTTTGCCGAATCGGTTTCCCGCTGCGTTTTTGAATACATATTGCCTTGTAGAGTTCAATTTGTTGCCGGTTAAGTTCGAAGTCGATACATTTTCCGTTTTTATCGACGATTTTTAAATATTTTTCAATCATGAAATAAACCGGAACCGCATAACCTTGAAAAGCGACAGTTAAATCGTTTTGAAAATCAACTAACATTTTATCCGCTAGCGTTAATCTAATTTCGTCTTTGACTTCGCCCGATTTATTTTTCATCCAGTTTTACGAACCCTCTATCATGCAACCTTTTATCGACAAGCGAAACATTTATTTCTAAGATTTCTTTATTCTCACCGCGAATTTTTTGAAGCTCAGCGATTGTCTCAAGGCCTTTTGGTCTTTTGATAGCGTGAGCAATATTTGTCGCAACTAAAATTTCCTCAACCGAAAATTCACCTTCCGAACCGTCTTCCATTTTGTGTTTAATTTTTGTATCGAGAATGCGATTTACTAAATTGGTCGTTCTTTTTTCATCGACGATTTTAACGAGTTCACCTTGAAAATTTCTCAAAATTGCTTGTTCGTATGATGTCAATACTAATGTTCCGATTCCAGCTTTCACTCGCACGCCCCCTCTTTATTTTTATTTTTGCTTGCAAGGGTGACGAACTCAACGCCATAAAAACGACATGTGGGAAAACAAGGGTGTTATAGTTTGGTGGGATCTTCGTATGTATGTATGCCACCCCCCTATGTCTTTCGGGAGGTATGGGGGGTCTTTGCAAGATCCAGCCGTTAAAATGTTGTTGTTGCTTACATGCACGCGCTATGAATGGGCTATAACAAGCGTTTAAATATCTTTATTTGCTACCCAGTTTATAAATTATGTAGATATTATCGGTCTTTTTTGCTTGGTGTTATAGGTGCATACAATTGAAACACCACTAAACAAGAAGCAAGCAATAACTTATTCATAAGTTAATAGCGCACTAATAAATAGTTTTTTATGCATTTATATCTCATTTAATAAATGAAGATATAAACCTCAGCCCATGCCACCCTTTGCCTTGCCAATTAAAAGAAAACATTATAAAGAATAATCTTTCATTATTTAAAGAAAACTTAAAGACATATTTTAAGAAATTAACTAATTGTTTAAGAAAAGTAAATTTAAGAAGTTAAAGACATTTTACCCCACATAAGCACCAACCCACAGAGACGTTATGCGCATGTTATGCGCGGATATATAAGCGAATGCGAACATGACATAGGCATGACACAAACACACCCTCACATAGCAAGCGCACATGAGAAATCGCTTTGATCCGAATTCGTGGCGAAACACAAAATTAAAAAATCTTACTTACGTAAAAAAAGTATTTTCAAAATTAGTGTGGACACGACATAAGAAAGCGTTATAAAATAAGATTAGAAAACGCCAAAGGAGGCCAAACAATGAAAAAGACAAACACAAAAAACAACCTAGAAAAAATCACCGCTCAAATGATTGCTCGCATGGAGCAAGGCACGAACCCGTGGATTAAGCCGTGGAGGCTCTTAGGCTCACACGCCAATGGCAAAAGTGTAAAATACTTCGCGTTTAATTACATCACGAACAAGGCATACTCAAGAGCCAACCAGTATGGACTTTTGCCGGGTTATTACATGACATTTAAACAAGTCAAAGACTTAGGCGGCAACATCAAGAAAAACGCCAAAGCCTCGTGGGTTATGTATACAAGTAACACTCGCAAAAAAGCCACGCAAGAAGAGATCACTTTTGCCCTCGAAAGTTTGCAAAAACAAAACAAAGTTTTTGAACTAGAAAAATACTTTTATATTTCACCACTTGGGCATTTTTACTTCACAAGTGAAGACGCCGCTGTTATCGTTCGCTTTATTGCTAAAGCATATAACGTCTTTCACATCGATGATTGCGAAAACTACCGCCCAATTACCCGACGTGACGAAAGCGTAAGTGTAGATGACGTGGACTTCGGGCATGATGACATCGACGCAATAATCATGCGTTATGTTGGACGTGAAAAAATCGTTTTCATTAACAACAAACCAAGCGATGAAGCCTATTTTTCACCGTCGCAAGACTTGATCAATTTACCAATGAAGAGCCAATACAAATGTATTGAAGAATACTATAGCACGGCTTTTCACGAACTCACCCACTCAACCGGCACACAAGCACGTTTAAATCGTGGTGTAGATACGCAAATTGCCCCGTTCGGATCACTTGCATATAGCCGGGAAGAACTCGTTGCAGAAATGGGCGCTTGCTTTGCAATTGGATATTTAGGCATTGATAGCGAAAAGACAACCCGCAACAGCGCCGCATACCTCAAGGGCTGGGCTAGTAAACTACGCGGAGAGTTAAAAGACAAAATTATCATCGCTTCAAATCAAGCCGCTAAAGCGTTCGAATTTATCTTCGAACTCGCAGACGTCGAAGAAGATATCAATATCAAAGATAAAGACAACGTAGAGGCGGCGCCGGTCATGAGCGCAAAAGAGGCAACAAAACTAACGGAAATTATCGCCAAACTCAACGATCCCATGGTAGGAGCGGGCATGATAATTGACTTCGTCACTGACTACAGCGAAATATTCAAACAAGAACTCGCAAAAATCGTAGACTTCACAATTGAAACCTATGGTTTATCATGGACACGTAAAGCGGAAAACACACCACCGCAAAAGAAAACTCTCGCGGAACTTAAGCGCGACCTCGTGGTGGGCGTAAAGCTTGTCATGCTTCATAACTACGTAACAAACAAGAACGACAGATTCTTAAACGTTGGCCGTGAAATTGGCAAAGTGCAAACGAACGGCGTTTATCTTAATACGCCAGACGAAACCGGCAAGATCCGCAACTCGTGGGTTCCATTCCCGAAAGCCGATCACGTCGAATACATAGATGACACGGTCACGTTTTATTGCACATATGAAGGTAAAAAATTTAAAACGCTTGTTTACAAAATTGAAAAAGGTGCGGCGGCTTGATGGCCGCCCACCGGCAATATATAGAATAATCATTTATCAAAGAAGGAGAAAAAAAAGATGAATTTTGCAGATTTAGAAAGCGCCGCCAGAAATAATGCATTAGGAGCGCTTGCACGTAGTAGCAAAGAAATTACTACTGAAAACCTAGAGCTTATAGCCAAGATATGTAGCAATGGCACAATTGCAATGATCCCCGTTGCGTTGAACATCGACAAACCACGGATAGCGCAACACGTCAGACGTGCATTGTATCTGACCACGCTATGGAGTTTATGCAACCACGCAGTAGCGCAAGAAATTGACTTTGCCATTTTCTGGAAAATTATTGCCTTATTGCAAAAAACAGTGGCCGAGTTACACACAATTCATTTAACGCTCGAGCCGTTGCCAAGAATACAATATAGTGCTTAGAAGGAGAAAACAAAATGAAAACCACTATTGAAAGCCTAAAAAACACAATCAGTTTAGACCTTGAACGTTATGCACACTATGCAAACAGCATGCGGGAATATCGCCCCGGCTACTCTCGCCAGCAATTCGAACACATGGCGGAGTCAATCATCGCACAAGTGACAATCGAAAAAATCGAAAGTTATCCAGAGATAAAAGAACGGGTTATTAAGTTATTAACTTCTTTTGCAAACTGGTATAACAAAAACAACTCGATTGAAGCCAGTTGTCCAAGCATTATGATCTCGGGCGGCGCTAACTTCCCGGTTAAGAAAAAAGACCGCCAAAACGCCGCAAGAGCAACACACCGCGAATTATTCCAAAAACTAGAAGACCACTTGCGAAAAATCGTTAACTGGCAACCAAAAGACGCCACAAGCACGCAAGAAGAATTATCAAAGTTAAAGACTTTACACGCTTCATGCCTTGAATGTAATGCCTACTATCGCAAACATGGCACACTTGAAGGCTTCGAATTCATTAGTGAAAAGCAAAAACGCGATGCATATTTTCACATTGAATTTGTTAAAGCATATCAACCATTTGAAAGTTATAACATTACTAGTATTAGAAACAAAATCAAAAGACTTGAAGCAAACATTGAAGCAGCAAACAAACCGGCTGAAGATGTTAACAACGGGATCTATCGCATTGAAACGACCGACGAACGCATAAATTTATACTTGCTCGAAAGAGTGGACGCCGACACGTTCGCAATCTTCCGCCGCAATGGTTTTCTTTGGTCACATAAAAATCAATGCTTTACAAGACAAAACACATTAAACGCTCATCACTCGTTAAGACGTTTAAATGAAACTTTCGCAAAAAACGGGGTGGCTTAATTGCCGCCTAGAAGGGAGAATAGAATAAAACAGATAAACCGGCAACCTATAGACGTTAACTTTAAATCATTGAACGAAAAGGAGAATCAAAAAATGTCAATGACAAAAGAACAAAAAGATTTCATGAAGGCGCTCGCAAAAGCAACAAAATTCATAAAAAGAAGAATGAGAAATGCTTTTATTGACAATAGCCCGTTTCACTCGATCACATTTTGGGAAAGAAGAAGCGAAAAAGTATTTGTTTTTAAAGCAGTATGGAGCAATGGTTACACTAGACTGATACAAGTTAAAATCTAACAAAAACAATCGACCCGGGCAAGTCGTCAAAAACTGCCCAGAAAAGAAAGAAAAAGGAACAAAAAGAAAATGAGAAAATTTATAAAAAATGCTTACACTGTCGTTTGCCCGCATTGCGGGATTTATTGGCATAGTTACAACACCAAAGCGGAACTCAAAGGCGTAAAGCGAATTTGTGAATATTGTAATCAAGATTATGAAATACTTCCAAACATAGAGCAAGCACCCACAAGCACATACGCCCGAAAAATTGCCTCCTTCTTGTATGCTTCCGCTGTTTTAGAACAAGAAGAAAATAATTGTATTATTCACCAAGACGAAATCGAATCACGCTTCGAAGAATTGCCGGAAGGTTGGTCAAATGATGAGCAGTTAATAGAAGAGATCAAAAAAGAGCTTAACAACTACCCCGGCTTAGACAATGCAGAATTTTCTATTGAACGGGACGATAACAACAAGTTAATTTTTGACCTTCTACTTTGGACTGACTACATAGCAAGCGACTACAGCGCCGAATAAATGTTACAATATAATAATATAATCAAAGATAGAGGAGAGAAAATGGCAAGAAAAAAAGTAATTAGACGCAAGCATGCTAACAAGTGGCAAGCTGATCGCGCTAGAAGAGAACAAAATAATCAAAGACTACTTCGCACACATAAAAGCGTAACCTTCCGTCTTCATATCGAAAATGACGCTGACATCCTTGCTTTCTTCGAACAACTACCTAACAAAGTAGACTTCATGAGAGAATTGATTAGAAAAGAGATTGAAGCAAGTAAAAAATAAGCGTAGAACTTGTTTAGAACCACTTAGAGCAACAAAAAAGGCGTGGATAACTAATTCCTCGCCTTTTCTTTTTACTCGTCTTAAATTGCTTAATCTAAAGATACTTTTTCGATTTCTGCACGAGTTTCAAGAATTGATAAATATTCTTGCATAACGTCGCGTTGTCGTTCAAACAACTCAATCGGACAAGTTGGTAGAAATTCAAGAGTTCTAGCGTGATATTTTTCTATCATATTAGATAGTTTGATATGTCTATCTTTTAACTCTTGATATTCTTTAACGAAACGAATTTTCCAGTCTTCCATATTGTTTCCTTTCTTTTTTATTTGTTAATTGCCGCGATATAAATAAATAATCTAACTACAAATGCCATAATACAAATTGCACTCCAAACTGTTAATAAGATTGAAGCAACTAATGGCAACGGGATAACCAACGCCAAGACAATAAATAAAATTCCACTAATCATTTTGCTTTTCCTTCCTTTTTATTCTTCCGGTGTTTTTCTTCTAATCTCAAATGCATAAAGATTTTTAATCTTATGTAAATCTTCTTCATTTGTGAGTGCGGCGGTATCGCCCGTATGATAATTGACAAAATACATATAACGAATACGAACTTTATCGCTTGTCGGTTTACCGAATAAACCATCTTGTCTTAAGGCTAATCTTTCCTCTTTTGCAACAATAGATTTTACAATGCCTAATTCAAATCTATCGCCTTTTTGATAGATAACAACTTCGTCTACTTCAAATTTATTCTTCATAATCATTACTCCAAACATCTTTACTTGCTTCGGTTATTGTAAGTTCCAAAATATCGCTTTCTTTATAGTGTGCTATATTAAAAAAAACTTCAAAAAAACTTTTTTCCTTAACCCTAATTACACCAAGCCAAAAATCTTCCCAAAATACTTCATCTCTATAAATACTAACTTCAACTAAATAAGCATAAGTATTTTTATCATAGATGAAGTCTGATGCCATTAAACTTGTCGCTTCAAATGAATAATAAGTATCTTGAACATCTCTTTCGCTGTAATGTTGTGCGATTTCAAGCATAATCCATCGTTCCGGCGTTCTTTTAACCATACTATTACAACCAACTAATAGTAAGGTAAACGCTAATAACAATACTTTTAATTTTTTCACCTTTAGTCCTCCCATTTACTAATAATTACTAAATTCTTGTTTCTAATTGTTCTTAATTGATAATGTTTTTCTAAATCGAGCCAAAACTCTGCTTGGACATCTTCGAAAACATCTTCAAGTTTAATAGCGACTTCCGCGCTAATACGTGCTTTGTTATTGATTAGTTTAGACACAAACGTTTCACTCATACCGATATGAAGTGCTAACTGTTTTTGTGTAATACCTCGAGTAATAAGATACTCTTTTAAAATTCTGCCGGGCGTTACAATGTAATTCATTGTCATATGTTCTCCTTTTTTATTTTTTATCTGGCGGATAATTTTCTTCTAAATCTTCTTTAAGCTTGGCTATAATGCGATCAATATGCCGCCGGTTATATTTAGCAATAATTGCAATATCTTCGATTGCCTTGCGCTCGATGAAATACATAATAAATATGTCTTTGTATTTTTGATTATAAGTATCTAATATCAAAGACAACTTATTTATCGAGGCTTCTTTGATTGCTTGGATATTAACCATGTAGACTTTTAATACCCTTACTTTGATGTTGGCTTTTTGCGCTCTCTTTT